TTAAACTTGATGAACCAGCATCAACAAGTGCATTGGTTTATAAAGTTCAGATGGCTTGTCAAACTGGTAATAATAGTGGTCGTATAAGAGCACAGTACAGTGGTACTTCTGGATCTCAGAAAGGTTACATTACATTACTGGAGATTTCAGCATAATGTCAGAGTTAAGAACAAATAGAATCGTACCACAGGATGGACTTCCTTCTGGCAGTGCAGGTGGTATTATACAAGTAAGACAAAAGGTAATTACTGGTACATATTCAGAATCTGTTCCTCCAGGTAATAGTGGTCCATATGGAGATATTGTGGACTCTGAAACTATTACACCATCAAGATCTGATAGTAAAATTTTAATTATGATGAACTTAAATGTAGGTGCTAGTAATGATGGTAATTTAAGTGTAACATTACATAGAAATGGAAGTGTTATATCTGGAGCTGTTGGTGCTTCACCTGGTAGTAGAACACCTGTGACTGCAACGGAGTTTACGAGTAGCACTAGTAGACAGGTTCAAATGAACGTAACTTACTTAGATTCACCTGCAAGCACAAGTGTACAAACTTATGGATTTAAATTTAGTGTTGCTGAAAATGGAAATATGACTTGTTACTTAAATAGAGATAATTCATATGGTGGTACATATCATACTCAAAAACCTATATCAACGATAACTTTGATGGAAGTTACAGGATAAATGTGTTATAATAGATACTAAATAATTTTTTAACTTTACGATAATGAATTTTGCCGTCTATTCTAAGAATGGTTGCCCATATTGTGAGAAAGTAAAACAAGTACTGGAGTTGACAGATAGTAAGTTTGTAGTGTATACTTTAGATACGCATTTTAATAAAGATGCATTTTATGGTGAGTTTGGTCATGGATCAACCTTCCCACAAGTTGTCTGTGAAGGCAAAAAGTTAGGAGGTTCTGTTGAAACAATTAAATTCCTCAGAGAACAAAAAATCCTCACAGTCTGAGCTAAATAAAGTTGAAGATCATTTTGATCGTGGTCTTGAATTTATGCTTAGAGGAGGAGTACAGCAACGTAAACAAGTTCCCGAAGGAGGTAGATTGATGAACCTTGATATAATATTAGTTTCGGCATTGCCTGTAGCATTTTTGCTATTTTTAGTCGGTGGACTAATTGGTTGGGTTGCTAGAGATTACATGATGAACTATCGGGAAGTACCAAGACCACATCCTGAGATGTTTGACATAAATGGGAACTTAGTTCCCGATGAAATAGTTGCATTTAGATTTGAAAACAATTATGACCATGACTACGAAGAAGAAGACGACGACTAGAAAACCACGATCTAAGGTGGTTCCAATTCCAGATCTTCCAAGAAATCCATTTGCTTTTGAGGTTTTAGATGCAGTATCTAACCAAAAGACTAAAGCAAAAAAGGTAGAAGCACTTAAAAGGTATGAGGATATATCATTAAAATCTATTCTTATTTGGAATTTTGATGATTCTATTATATCAGTTCTTCCACCAGGTGAAGTTCCATATGTTGGATATGAAGATCAAACTTCCTATAGTGGTACGTTAACAACGAAATTAACTCATGAGATACGTGCCATGCATGAGACTGATTCTTTTTCTCTTGGTGCTAGTGATAAACAAGGACATACTAGTATCCGTAGAGAGTGGAAGTACTTTTATCTCTTTGTAAAGGGTGGTAATGATGCTCTGAAGAGTATTCGTCGTGAGACTATGTTCATAAACATTTTAGAAGGTCTTCATCCTTTGGAGGCAGAGATTCTTACTCTTGTTAAGGATAAAAAACTGGGAGAAGTGTACAATATAACTAAAGACGTAGTAGTAGAAGCATATCCTGATATTGAATGGGGTGGTAGATCATGACATTATCAACACAAGTAGAAGAATCACTTAGAGCATCTCAAGAACATTTAAGAGATGCTCTTGCGTTTGCTGCAAGAGGTGAGAAACCATATGTAGCAAAACATATTGCTAATTTCTTAGCAGACATTGATAATCTTATTGATACTCAGGATATAATAGAAAGAATGGATGAGTTTATTAAGAAGGAAAAGGAAGGTAAGGAATGACTGCTACAACAGAAGAGTTAAAGAAACCAGAAAAGAAAGTACCTATTTGGTCTAAAGAAGAAAAGGAGAGAGTTGGTTCTGAATATGGATGCAACATAGTTGTTGAAGATGGTTCTTTAGAAGACGTTCGCACAAAAAAAGCACCTACTGATGCATATATTATAAAATATTTGCATGAAGATAAAGTTCATTTTGATCTTACAAGAGGTACTAAAATATCTTTATTTGATATGTATTGGGATAAGTTTAAGGGTGGTCTAAAGAGTATTGATTATGGTAATGGTACTATTAAACCAAACTTATGGGGGTATCAAGCACCACCATCAAAGAAAAAGCGTAAATCGTAATTCTCTGTCAGGCAAAATCGAACTTTTTTTCCAAAATATCGGGGAAAAAAATCGGGGTAATTTTTTGACCTGTAGGATTTTGTAACAAATAATACATAAGTACTTGACTATATAGTATAACTGTGTTAGTATTAACACATCGTTCAACCTCATAAGAGGTCGCAAGTAAGCCGACTCGGAACGGAATCGTTCATCCCATGATCCCATTTCTTATTGCTACTTCTCTAACTTGCTCTGAAGCACATACTCTTGTCGATAAGATGAGTGCATATAAAGTTTCAGAGGAAACACGAACTGAAATGATTCAGATTGTGAAGGAAGAGACTGAGGGATGTTGGGACGCAAAAGCCGACTGAAGGAACGGGGCAAAAATCCCTACTACTTTGGAGAAAGCCAATGGCACAAGTTACTTACCGTGGTGTCTCTTATGACACTGAAGAGTACAGAGATATGCTCATCAAAGAGCATAATCAGCATCGTAATCACGATTTAATGTATCGTGGAATTAAGGTGAGAAGCAAGGCGGTTCCTTGCAGTTAAGTTTAAGAACTTAAATATAAAGAGGGTCTCTTGACAGACCCTCTTTTTTTATGTAAAATACATAAAAGTGAATTATATTATGGAGAAAGACAAATTAAAACTAATAGTTCGTAATCTGGAATTATTAGTTGATGCACTCAAAGCAGAAGTTTATTCTGATGTGAATGCATATAAGAACTCAAAAGCATTTGATTCTCCAGCTACAGATTATGATGAACTATATGATGACGATGACGGTTATCCTGATTAAACTATGAACGTAAAACTTGTAAGTATCACACCTGATGCGGAACAGACAATGGCATACATTGCCAGAGTATCTAATCCATCTAATCAGGATAATGAAAAGTATGCAGGACTATTAAAGTACTGCATTAAGCATAATCACTGGAGTGTTTTTGAGCAATCATCTATGAGTCTTGAAATAGAGACTACTAGAGCAATTGCTGCACAAATACTAAGACATAGAAGTTTTACTTTCCAAGAGTTTTCTCAAAGGTATGCTGCTAGTACTGATTTGGGTAAGATTGATTTACCAGAACTTAGAAGACAGGATACAAAGAATCGTCAAAATTCTACAGATGATTTAGATCCTAAGATGGTAGATACATTGAACAAACAGATGCAAACATTGTTTAGTTCTTCTTTAGCACTTTACAATCAGATGCTAGAGGATGGTGTTGCTAAAGAATGTGCTAGAATGGTATTACCTTTGTGTACTCCTACAAGAATCTATATGACTGGTTCATGTCGTTCTTGGATACATTATATTAATCTAAGATCTGCTCATGGTACTCAAAAAGAGCATATGGAGATTGCAGAAGCATGTAGGAAAGTGTTTACCGAACAGTTCCCTTCAGTCTCAGAAGCCCTTGAATGGGTCTAAATAATTTTACAAAATTCTAATACTTATGCCTACCTATCCTGTTATTAACTTAAAAACTAAAGAAACTAAAGAATTGTCTATGACAATGCTTGAGTATGATAAGTGGAAAAAAGATAATCCTGATTGGGACAAAGATTGGTCACAAGGATGTGCTGGAATTGGAGAAGTTGGAGACTGGAGACAGAAACTAATTAAATCTAAACCTGGATGGAACGATGTTCTCCATAAAGCAGGCCAGCAACCTGGTGCTAATGTAAAACCAATCAGTTAACTTTTATGCCAAGAAAGAAAAAAGTAGAACAGCCGATAGGTGTTGGTTTAACGGCCAAGCAAATGAGAAGAAAGAAACCAATTAATATTGATTTATTAGTTGATATTGAACCTCTTACTGAGAATCAGAAACGATTGTTTACTTCTTATAGTGAAGGTAAGCATATAGTTGCTTATGGTGTTGCTGGAACTGGTAAGACATTTATTACTCTTTATAATGCATTATGTGATGTTTTAGATCCTACTACACCATATGATAAAATTTATCTTGTAAGATCTCTAGTATCTACTAGAGAGATCGGTTTCCTTCCAGGTGACCATGAAGATAAATCATACCTTTTCCAAGTTCCTTATAAGAACATGGTGAAGTATATGTTCCAGATGCCTAGTGATGCTGATTTTGAAATGCTTTATGGAAACTTAAAAGCACAAGAAACTATTAAGTTCTGGTCAACATCTTTTATTCGTGGAACTACACTTGATAATTCTATTGTTATAGTTGATGAATTTCAAAACTTGAATTTTCATGAACTTGATAGTATAATAACTCGTGTTGGTGCAAATACTAAAATTATGTTCTGTGGTGATGCCACTCAAACTGATCTAGTAAAAACTAATGAAAGAAATGGCATTGTAGATTTTATGAGAATTCTAAGATCTATGGTTTCATTTGATGTTATTGAATTTGGTATTGATGACATTGTTCGTTCTGGACTTGTTAAAGAATACATTATTGCAAAATTGGAAGGTGGTTTTTAGTTAATGTTTGATCATGTTGATTTGGATCTCACTCCTTTGGAGAGAGAGCATGTAGATGGAGTTCGTTATTACAAAGTTCCTGATGATGAAGAACTAATTAAGTTAGTTTCTATTACTTCAGTTACTAGTCATTTTAATAAAGAAATCTTTGTTAATTGGCGTAAAAGGGTAGGTAATGAGGAGGCAGATCGTATCACTAAGGCAGCAACCAAACGTGGTACTGATATGCATACTCTTACTGAAAATTATTTGTACAATAAGGATCTTCCCGAAGTTCCACCAATCTCTGAGTTTTTATTTAAGATTGCTAAGGGTAAACTTAATAAGATAAATAATATATACGCCCTAGAAGGACCTCTATATAGTAGGCAATTAGGTATTGCTGGAACCGTTGATTGTATTGCAGAATATGATGGCGAGTTAGCGATAATCGATTTTAAAACATCTAAAAAACCTAAACCACGGGAGTGGATTGAACATTATTTTGTTCAAGCGATGGCATATGGTTGTATGCTGTATGAGATGAAAAATATCTCAATAAAAAAACTTGTAATCATTATGGCTTGTGAAAATGGAGAATGTGTCGTCTATGA